GCAGGTGTAAAATTTTATCTTGTGGGCGAAAAAACCAATATGCCTGATGTATGGATGGATGCTGCTAATTCAGTTGATATAACTTACAGAGATTTTATTGGGTATTGCGATATATAAATTTGTTGTTCCATTGTTAAAATTTTATCGCGTACAGAATCAAGGTTAACGGTTGACCATAGTCCAGGATGCAACGGCCTTGGCAAATGGCCTGACGAAATCCACGCCCAACCTATGTGTTCATAGTTGAGCACTGGACAAAACTCATCTGTGATACTGCAAAAAAATGTATTGTAGGCAAACTTATTATCTGCGGTAGTAAATTTTTCCAAAGGCATTAAACGCAAATATTCAGGCATTGATCCTAGCTCTTCTTGGCATTCTCGAACAATGGCATCCATCAATGTTTCGTTGTGCTCAACCTTACCGCCGGGCAGGCCCCAAGTTCCTGGATTTTTTTGATCATTACGCAACAGATACAAATAACTCTGACTGCGCACTGCGTAAAACCAAACGCCTACGGCATTTACAATACCAGACTCCATTCGCCTCCCGGATAAAGTCCTTGATAGCTTTTGACCCAGACTGAGCCTGTCCATTTGTATTGTATTTCTGTGGTTATATTTGTGACATATTGAATGTTATTGGGACTACTTGTACTGTCAAATGACACAGTCCAACGTTCACCATCGTATTCTACAATATCGTTGGCATGTGCTACCAAAGGTTCGCCATTTTGACCTTGCCACGCTGTAGGACTTGTACCGTCCCAACTACCGGTGTCTTCGGTGAACAAGTAACGTTGTCCACGTGCGGCAGGCACCAGCCCTGCGCCTGGTCCACTGACCAGGGGATTTATAACCGCAGTCAGTGGTGCCAATGTATTGGCTGGTTCTGTGGCCGTGTTGGCAGTAAACAACAAAAATCTATCGTTGGTTGGATCATAAGTCACAGTGCCCATGACATCTGTGCCATCAGATTGTGCCAAGGTAACATAGCTGATTCCTGGCCTTAGATTACCGTATTGATTCACAATGTCATGCCATAGTAAATTGCTTGGAGGACTATCGGGCAAGGTCAAACTGGCATTGGGCTGATCAACTACTTGATTTTGGGCTAGTGCTTGTAATTTAAGTCCACTGGTATTGTCGCCAAGCAACAGCACTTGATATCCCCATGGTGTAATCTGTTGTCGAGTACCCAACAACAAATCGTTGTCTAATACTGCATTGTTGATATCTCCGTCGGCATCAAACACACTCATTATAATACGCTCAACCACACCTAATTTTTTAACTTTGGCTGGCGAACTAATCCACATAGGCAGTTTAAATGTCAGCGTACAGATATCTATAGGATTGTCTGTGCCCACAGGAATAGTGCGACTAGACCAATTGACATCATCCAAATACAACACAGTCAAACTTGTCCAGTCTATATAGTTATCAGTGTTTTGTATTTCTAAACTGGGATTAAACAACACCAGAATTTGTTCCAGTAATTGCATTTTTTGATTGGTATTAGAAGTCCATATATCCAATTTTATTGTACATTCAAACGGCACAGGCATCAGTCGATCAATGGTAAATGCATTGCCTTGTGTTTGCTCGTAGGTATCAGTCATGGAATCGTATGTTCGCTGTCTGACCTGTATGGTTCCAACAAAAGTAGGATCTTGTATTCGAGGACGATCGTATTTTAGATCAGTGATATAAAATGTCATCAATGGAGTACTAGTCAGCTCGTTGGCTGAGTTTTGTTGTATAACAGTTTGGGCTTGGCGACTTGAATCTCCGTAACGCACAGGCACACGAATCAGTGTGTCATTTTTGCCCATTTCGTTACGGCCATATTCAACTTGAAAGTTGGAAAATATTCTGGCGAACTGCAACAAAAATCTTCGTATTTGTTCGTCATAAAAGAAAGATACAGCCATTTATTACCTTCCGGGTGGTCTTGGATTGGGTGGCAAATTGCCACCCTGATCGCCATTGTCGGCCAATGGTCTGAGTGCTTCGCTGAGACTCTGGCGACTTGGGATATTGCCTAAATCTGCAGTATTTACAGTGTATGTATTGTTTATAAAACTGGCTCGTTGACTTCCATCAATAGGTGCCAATGGGTCATTGGGACCAAGTGTGAGATTGGTTCTCACACCGTCTTGTATAGCAATCCAGGCCTTGCCGTTGTACCTAAACAAACGATTTGGATAGTAATCCAAACGTAATACATAAGCACCTGTGGCAGGATGTGGAGGAAAACTAACACCCGTGGTCACGGGTAGTCCGTTTGGTGTAGTATCATCACCTGTTAAATATCCGTCAGTGTAGCCAAATCCTGTGGGAGTGACTCCTTCACCAGGTTGATTGCCTATGAGTGCTCCAGCATTATCAGTGCTGAGACCAGTGCTGGCTGGTTGTCCATCTGGATAAGTGGGCAACACATAAAACAATGTGGTATCGTATCCGCTGAGTGGCACATCTGATTCAGCCTGGGTCAACAGTGCATCGTTGAGTTCAAGATCTTTGGGTCGAGTACTCATTTGGTCTCCCACTGTGGTAGGATTAGGAATAGGTGTCCAATAATCAGTGTTGGTTATATCAGTGCCTGGAGGCACGTTTTGTTTGGCCATGAAGTAGTTATCGCCAGAATTGACCACACTGTTGCCGGGATAAAAATTACCATCGTCCCAGATGTTTTCGGGCATAAAAGGTTGGTTAACAATCTGTTGAAACTCTTGTGCGTTGACCATGGGTGTGGCTTTCACACGCCAAAGATGTGGTAACCAAGTTTGACTAAAACCTTCAGATGCAAAACTAGCATCTTGTATGACATAATATTTAGGCAATGCTTTTGGTATAGCTGGATTAAGTGGATAGTAATCAATCAAGTTAGGCACTTCAATTACATCGCCACTCATGAGTTTACGCCCAAATGAATCAATCATATAATTGTAGTGAAATGTTATAAACAGTGTGTCATTGTTTAAAAACAAACCAAATTGCGTCAAATCAAAATCAATATCTTGTGTACGATAAACTCCACGCATTACATACACATCATTGTCGTAGGCACGATCTCTGTTTTCTAACAACAACAAGTCTTCAATGAACAATGGACTGGTGCTAGTATAAACTGGTAAGGTAGCATCGTTGTTTCCGGGATTTTCACTTTGATCCAATATAGGACCTAAATATTTGTGAATATAAATGTCAAGTCCACCCACTGTAAATTGTTCTTTAATGATTTTATCAAAAAACTGGTAATCGTTGGTTCGGTTGGGTCTGTAGAGTGAGAGACGGGGCATAGTAATGTATTTATGGATTCAATTGACATAAAAATCTTAATCCAGTATAATTACGATTATGGAGCAGTTAGAACACCGTCTCAGCGATGCCAAAATTCGCATTGGCAATCTTAAAAATAAAACTGCTCGACGAGATTTGACAAAAATGCACAACACAGTTTTGGCCATTTTTGAAGAAATCAGCCGTGAAAGTGTTGAGTGTCGCCGTATGCATAAAACAACAGCAAGATACGAAAAACTAATACTAAATGCTACAGCTCAGCTTGAGCATCTGGAAAAATACCTTGTATTTGCTTGTTTGTTAAACGGTTGACCAAAAATTGTCCATTTGTTATAATATACACTTGACGGAAAGGAAATGCCATGACTGTAACTGTTGCTAAAATGAACGGTAAAATTGTTCAAGTTGTCAGCGTTCGTGATCGTGTGGCTTTTTCTCCAGCCCGCGGATGGGTCTGCGTTACTCCAGATGTGGACAAAGCAGATCGCGCCAAACACGACTTTAGGTGGGTGCCAGCCAGCACTCGTTTTGAATGGGTTCGAACTTTTAATTTCAAGGAGCCAGCATGAATGCTGTAAAACAACCTACAATTCGACTGTTAAATCCCAGAAGCTCTGACACCAATGTCATGGGCACAGAACCCACTTGGCGAATCCAGCCCGTTGAAGAACGTGTGAGTGCACTGAGCAAGGCATTTTCCTGGTATAATTATTTCTACGGCAAAAAAGATGCTAGGGAAATGATTGTGAACTATTTGGAATTGCATGGACGCAAAGCAGATGTACGACTACTCCGTGGTGTGAGTGATGCAAATATCAGACTCACCACTGGGTGGTTGTGCCGCATGAGCATGGTAGGATTGGAACTCAACGAGCATGAACAAATCAAACTAGATGGCATGTTGAAAGAATGCTTACAAAGCAAACAGCAAGAAATTGCCGAAGTGGTAGTAGATGAAACTCCACGGGTGACAATTCAAGATCGTTTGCGTGAGAAAGTTTCTGAGTGTGCCGGCGAACTTGACGGAATGTTCGACGAGTTCGTTGCATCAGGTGCTAAAATGTCAGCAGACTTCAAACCAATTGTGCTGATGCGTGGACTGAATATAGCACCACAAATGATCAGTACTCTGAGCGAAATTTGGAAAGCTCGCCAAGCAGAATTTGAAGAAGTAGCCTCAGGCAAAGACTCACAACTGACAGAAGGCTATCGACATTTTTCTAAAATTCAATTGCGTAATGTGTTGAAGTTTTGCGAAACTGTGATCAATGACTGCGGTGCTTACATTCAAATCAAAAAAGTTGAACGTAAACCACGCAAGAAAAAAGCAGTCAGCCCGGAAAAACAAGCCAGCAAATTCAAGTTCCTGGCCGAGTTTGCTGAACTCAAACTTCGAAGTTTACCGCCCAGTCAGTTAATTGAAAAGTCCGAAGCCTGGTTGTACGACACTAAAAAACGCAAGTTGATTCATGTTGTGGCCGACGATTACAGTAAAACTTTTACTATCAAAAACAACAGTATCATTGGATTCAGTACTGTGGAAACTCAACAAAAAACTCTGCGCAAACCAGCCGACCAAATCCGAGCAGTTACCGGTGGTGGAAAACCAGCGGCTCGCAAGGCATTTGCTGATATCAAGGCAACAGAAACTAAATGGAACGGCCGCGGAAACGAAAATCTGATCATACTGCGGGCTTGGTAAACTGCTAAATACAAGGAACAGGAGTTCCCGATGGCAATTGAATCCGAAAACAGCTTAGACACACTTAAACAAGATCTATTCAAATATGTACAGTATCAGCTGGGCGGCCAAATCATTGATCTTGAGCTGGATGCTGAACATTTTGAAGCTGCTTATAGAAACACCATTGGTACCTATCGTCAGCGGGCAGAAAATGCCTATGAAGAAAGTTACACCTTTATGGAATTGGTCACCAATGTCAATATCTATACTTTACCGCAAGAAGTACAGTCGGTGCGCCAGATTTTCCGCAGGACCTTTGGTGACTCAACAGGCCCGTTTGCCAGCAACTTTGACCCATTTAGCCAGGCCAGTTTGAATGTGTACCTGATGAATTTTAATGTGGCCGGCGGGCTTGCTACCTACGATTTTTATAGCCAATATGTAGAATTAGCTGGTCGTATGTTTGGCGCCTACATGGTCTATACATTTAATCCAACCACCAAAAAGCTACAGCTCATGCGTGATCCAAAAGGCTCAGGTGAAAGCGTACTACTTTGGACATACAATTACAAACCTGAATTCAACATGCTGACTGATCCGCAGATTACGCAATGGATCCGTAACTACATGGTGGGCAACTGCAAACTTATAATTGGTGAAGCCCGTGAAAAATTTGGGCAGATCGCCGGTCCACAGGGCGGCGGAACTTTAAATGGTACTGCAATGAAAGCCGAAGGTTTGGCTATCATGCAACAAGGCATTGAAGACCTCAAAAACTATGTTGATAATTCACAACCTTTAACTTGGGTAATCGGATAATTGGGTAATTGGGCATTTACGAGCCACATCTCTGGCTCTTTTTTTTGCACTTATAATTGCTCGAGTTTCTGCTGTTTGCACTCTTCCTTTTTGCCCGTCGCTAATTTTTTGTTTATGTTCATTGGTTAACACTCGACCCTTTAAAGTTTGACTTCTTTTAAGATTTGACTCAGATGTTTGTTTTTTATTTTGATTATGTAGCCTGAGTTTATTTTTCGATTCTTCAGTCCAGATGCGTTCTTTATTTGATTTAATACAGGCTAGTCTTCTCTTTTCTGATGGCAATGTATTACTGCTTCCGTCACCGCCGTCTGTCATGTTTCGTAGTATCCCTGTACCTAAATCTTTTCGGCCATACCATCTTATTAATTGCCGCTCGATAGCAAGTGCGCCAATATTGGTTAAATTAGATTCTACTATTACAATTCTATGTTTATCAGTAGGAACCTTAACATTATGGTCTTTTGCCCAAGCACGGTATCCTTTGCCCTTTCCAATATAATATGGAGTAAGATCTGATTTACGCAAATATGCGTAAACATAATAAACATAATAGTTAGGTGGATAAGTAGTCATGCTGATTGCTCCTTTTAAGCGTTAGAGTCGGTGGATATGTCCAGTATCGCGATCGACACCTTTATTTAGTTGACAAATACCGTTTTCTCTTGTATAATCATTAAATGGATTGCATGATTGACATCGAAGGATTGGCAACTGGGCCAGATGCAACTATCTTAACGATAGCTTGTCAAACCTTTGACCCGTTGGGCCGGGGGTATTATGATCATCAATACTATGTTCGAGTTACTTTGGAAAGCCAAGAAAATCGTGCTATTCAACAAGACACCATAGA